CTGGACCAAAAGGGGCCATACAATTGGGATGTACATCAAACCTAATTAATAATCTAACGTCATATTCTATGGAGAAGATATAGATAAAAATATTTGGCATTCCTGCCCAGATTATAATTTTACTCCGAATAAAAGAACAAAATTTAAATTAGATTATTGCATTACCTCAGCTTTAGCTATTCTACTTAAACTTTATCCTTCGGAGTACTGGTGGAAATGCCCTGAACAGGAACAAGGAGACGAAGATGTTATGTTCTAAAGAGTTAAATTGATGGGTTAATAAGTGATCCACACGCTGGAGAAATTCCCTTTTGTACTAAAAGCCGGTCTTAATATCAATACCTATGTGTGCGAGGCTCCGTCTGCAGGGAACATATGGAAAAATGTAGTAAAGTTCAGGACAAAAGGTGTGAAGGACGATTATTCCATATGTTTTGTTCAAAGAATAAGTAACACTATTAATAAAGTGAAATTGGAGCTGGATAGAATTGACGTTAGGAAAGGAGAAGAAGAGTTGTTTGCATATTTAATGTAACAGATGGACATAAAAGTCACAACAGACCCAAAGAATTATAAAGGTTCCCATATATTGTTCTATAAGGACCATTCTTATGTCAATATGGATTCTGTACGTGAATATCACAAAAGATTTGATGCAAAAACTGAAGCCAGGGGAATAGGAAAAGCAGTAGAAAAATCCGCATTATAAAAACCAGCCTCCAAAGAATAAGATATCCCGAAAAATAAACCCTAATTAGAACTTCCCGAAATAAATGGAATAAATCAGCCAGAATAGGATCTTTCGATTCTTAAAGAACAGGATATCGCTGAATAAGTTAAATAGCTACAAGCCATATCCAATAACGTATTTCTAAGCTGCAATGATCACGTAATGTAAAGTGGGAGGAGTTATTTGATTAGACAACGTGGTCATGTATTTATAGATCAACAATTGGGGTAAATCTGTAGGGGAGAAAATGTCATCAACCTACCCGTATTGTACAACTTACCATTCGATTACATCAGAGATAGCCCTTTCATATATAGATTTGACGTTGCGTATGGAGTATAACTAATAGCTTTCGCATTAGGTTTCAACATAGATCAATTAATACCTCAAGACAATTATATTAATAGAAAAATTGTCTAAGGGAAATAAGTGGATTTAACTATGTTATCAACCCTAAAAGAAATGTTGTCTCTAGTTCCTCTAACACTAGATAATGTGAATAGTCAAAAGTGGAG